ACTGCTTCTCACTTCAGTTTTCTTTGGCAACCCTCTAAATCTTTAATGTCCTATAATGTGAGAAGGGACTTACGATTATAAATATATGACTTTTTATTATAAGAAAAAAATCTTAAAACTTTTTTTAAAAAACTTTTGGAATTTCCGACATATTTATTTATAATTGTAATATAAACCTTTAAACAATTTATTTATGCCAGTAATCAAATCTTATTACCAAACAACTCCAATGACTGACGAACAGTTAGTCGATGCAATTAATGTCTCAAGAGACCAAGAAAACAAAATCTTCCAACTATTCAAGAAGTATGGATGTATGACCACTTGGGATGTATATGAAGTTTACAACGAAGTGGTAGGAGATATACTACCTTCTTCTGTTGGTAGAAGTATTAACACTCTACTCAAACTAAATGTTATCTCTTCATTGGGAACAATACCCGGCGAGAATGGTAGACCGGTTAATCTCTATCAGATAAATAAGCACATACCTGAGGTTATCTCAAGAAGACAATCCTATGATATTCCCAAGTCAGTCAAATTGGATTTAAAATTTACTGAAGATGGTTCAATTGATATTGAAGGAATGGTACAAGACTTGGATGAGTCATTAGTAAGAATTGCAAACAGATTTAACTTAAACTATTAATCAAATGGAATTTCACTCAAAAGAAATTAACATCCTAAGACAATCCCAACAAAAGATGGCGTTTGACTTAGCAAGGTCTAAAGGTGTAGACCTAAGTGTAATGGAACTTCAACGAATGACAGATGTGTTTGTTGAGTGTTGTCTAAGACCAATGGACAAAGACCTTAAAGAAAGGGTCACCAAGTTGGACCAATGGTTAAATCAAAAATCTCAAAAATCTATTGAAGAGATTGAAGGTATAGTAATCGTACAATAGTTAGAAAGAGGTAGGACAATGTCCTACTTTTTTTTTGTTTATTATTGAATCTTACTGGGATTTATTATATTTATATAGTAGAGGGCGGGCTGAGGTTTATTTCTTATCGTTGTGACTGCCATTACTTTTTGATACCCGCCCTCTTTTTCTATGGATAAGAAAAGTGTTCAAGAGTTTTTAGAATCGATAATTACAATATTTGGAATTGGAATTGGATTAGTACTGTTGTATATGGTATCAAGTTACCTTTGGGCAATCTTCAAAACTTTTATTGAGATTATTTTTTAGTCTCAATTTTTTTTGTTATTATTTATTTAAGTTAATCTTATACATATACCCCCCTTTGAAGTTAGTGTCATTTCTTCTTAGGGGGTTCCTTTTTGCCAATGTCGGAAGTAAATACCTGACAATTCCCGTAAAAATATTTGGTGGATTAAAATGTTCTTATTACATTTGTATAAACTAAATGACAAAACAATGACAGATATTACATCATCAGATGAATTAACCGAAACTGTTTAAGGGTTTCTCATAACTTCCCTTAAATTAAAAACCCCGACCATTAATATGGAAGGGGTTTTGTGTTTAGTGTTCGTTTATTTATTTTGTCCTTATTTTCCTTCCCACTTGCTGATGCAAATTGCAACTGCTTGTGATTGTTCGTATTCACCGGATATTTCTGACATACATCTTGACATATAGGTATCCTTATCTTCGTTACCACTTGGTGATGGGATTGGAAACCCTTCCTTAACTATCTTTGCCTTAATTGGAACGCAGTTTGGAACTTCCTTACCATCAAGTATCTTAGTACCATAAGGTTCATATCCGTCCCAACAATTGTTCTCCATCTCACCCTCTTCGAACTTATTTGATTTGTTTATCTTAACATCTTTAAGACCCAATCTAATGTTTCTGATTACTTCAATTCTATTTTTCATTTCTTAAATTTTAATTCCTTTTCGTATAAATAGATACTATCGTAGTTATCACTTATCCAATCAGCAAGTACAGATGTACTTACATTTAGTTTATCAACCAAATTCTCTTCTCTCAATAATCTATTGAAATACATTACCTTGTTGTATGGTTTTAATTCTTCTGCGTTTGGATATGGTAAAATTATCTCTTTCATTAAAGTCCTGTTTTCTTTTTTAAATGTCTATTCTCGGCCATTAAAGATTCTACCTTCTTTTCAAGAGTCTCAATCTTATTATGTAATTCGTGTATTTCTTCTTTAAGGTCATCAATAATCTTAACATAAATGTTAATAGATAGTTCAAGATTACGGAGAACCATATTATCTGTTTCTGCACTGACCTTTCTCTTACCAACAAACCAAGCGGCAATACCGGTAAGAATGTTAGATATAATTAATAATATTTCTGTATTCATTTTTAGACATTACTTAGACATTTCTTAGACATTAATAACAATCGTAACAAGGAGGATTAGAACTTTCTATTTCACTATAAGATTTTAAATTATTCATACCACCAGGATAACCTCGTTTTGAGTATCCATAACGACTAGTATGGTTCAATACAATTGGTGAGTTGTACTTAGAAGACTTGTCAGGTACCATGCCATCCAATGTAGAATACGATAGGTAGTCAGGGAATTTGTTCTGACCTTCGCCGGTCAATAAAAAGTCTTGTAGTCTTTGTTTATAAAACTCTGAACGTTGTTTTTGGATACCTCTGAGGTACTTCATGGTCTCGGCATCTACTGATGTAGCTGATTCCATTTGACCCTCTACAATCCCTCTATTCATAGTCCTGTAGTGAAGGTGAGGTATCATCTCAAAGTAAGAAACATTTATCAAGAATGGACTGATGTATTCATTGACCAATTCCAATTCATCACTATTGAATGTGTTGCCGGTTGAAGATACTTGTGAAAGTAGATGTTTGTAGAATTTAGTTCCCAATAATGGTTGTAAGTGCAAATCCTGTGCTACACTTAGTTCCGCACGAATTGCATCAATATCTACATTCTTGTTTATATTTGTGAAGGCTTTCAACTTTCCTTCCGATACTAATAATACGTTCGCCATAGTTTAATCGTTTTCTTCTTCTCCCAACCAAATGTCACATTCTTCTTCGGTTAGACCATAACCTGATTTTAACATTTGAATTGCTTGCATTCTTGTTATTTTACCTTTGTTGTATTCTCTAACAATTCTCATCAATGCCTGATACTCTCTACCTTTCATTCCCTTGATGTTCTCGTTTACAGCAATTGCCTCCACCGGTGTTACAGGTGCATTTTCAACAACAGGTTTCTCAACCACATCTCCAACCTCATAGATTGACATTGGTTTAATTTCAAATGTAGTATATGTTTGTGTCTTCAATGAGACCAACTTATTGAATGTTGGAAGTAGTTCATCTTGGTACGGCATTATAACCGTCTTACGGATAAATTCTGAGTGGTCTACAATCTCGTTTCTCGTGCCTAACTTACCACTCGTACTGATACCAAAAAGTTCACCAGAACTAATCCTATGACCTGACAGGATACTTCTAATAATATCATCATAGATTGCTTGATAATAACCATCATTTGAACTTGCCGGTATCTGTGTAATTTTTGGAGATAACTCAGCACTTTCGTTAAAGGAAATGATTGGTCTACCGGCATTATTTACAGAACTATATTGTTCTTCCAATGCCCGTGTAATAATTCGTTTTTGATCATCATCAGGAATACCATTAACAAAGTCTATCCAAAGACTTGGTAACATTCCATTCTTTAAGTTGTTAGAATGAAACTCCTTGATGTTTACATCAATTTCAATAGAAGCCAAAGCACCACTATAGTCTGGTACAGGGTAATAAGAATTGTTTGGTTGGTAGGCTTTGTAATAAAGTATTTGACTTGGTTCACCATCTTCTTGATTGAATGTGTCATATTCTTCAACACCGTATTTTTTAACATTTGTCCAATCCAAAGAATAATAATATTTTTCAATTTCATCTGTTTCAGGATTAATTTTTCCACATCTTACCTTAGAAAAATCTATGTGATATATTTCCGCAACTGTTTTTCTATCTCTACTCCAAATAACATTGAGTGCATATCCTCCAAATAAAACTAAATCCAATGCACATTTCTTCATTACATCATGTACATTTTCCTTCTTGTTAATCAAGTTAACACTTGCCATTGGATTGTTAATTGATACAATACCATCACCCAAAATTTGATTTACCTTGGATATTACAATTGCCTTGTGTATTGCACTATTGTTAAATCTTGTAATAAGATAGTTAGGCATCAAGTTGTCATCACCATATAACACATAAGGTAATCTTTGTATTACCTCTGTAAATCTTGGTAAGATTGGTTCTTGAGTAAAATTAACTCTGCCCAAATCGTATTTTTTCATTTCATTACTCATATTATTCTATATATATGTAGTTACTATTATCTTCATTATCGGATTGATATTGAATAAATGTATCAGTTTGATTTGTATCTACAACCTCACACATAATAGTATAAACCAAAGAAGTACCATTACCAAATATTTGTAATTGGTATTGCCCTTCGTAGTTCAAATCATTACTTGTTAAGTTTAAAACAATCTCACAATACCTGTTATTCTGACCATATT